CCCGAAAGGTTTAAAGGTAAACAAATTAGGGATGTAACCATGACCGAGGAAGATTTAATTAATTTTGAACTCAAGGTTAAAAATGAATATGAAAAAGCCACAATTACTGGTCCAGTACATATGTCAAAAGGCAATGAGCAACAACTAATTGAAATATTTAAATTCATACACCCAGAAGATTGGGTATTTTCATCTTGGAGAAATCATTATCATGCTCTTCTACACGGTGTACCAGAACAACATTTGTGGGATTTGATTGTTGCTGGTAAAAGTATGAGCGTATTTTGTGAGGAGCCTAAATTATATACCTCATCAATTGTTGGAGGTGTTATACCTATCGCCCTTGGAGCCGCCAAAGCACTTAAAATGAAAAATAATGGTCGTAAAGTATGGTTGTTTGTAGGAGACATGACTGCTGAAACAGGAGTATTTCATGAGGCATACAAATATTCTAGACGACACAACTTGCCTCTTGAGTTTGTTATAGAAGACAATAATATGAGCACCAATACTCCAACCAGTGAAACTTGGAACGGTATAAAAACTCAGAATCATAAAGATGTTTTTTACTACTTTTATGAAAGAGGATACCCTCACCATGGTACTGGTGAATGGATTTTATTTTAAGGAAAAAATATGAAATATGTAGATCACTTAATTAAATCGATGGAATATCTAGCAGAAGATGAAAGAACAATATTTATTGGGCAATCTGTAAAATACAGCGGAAATTCTATTTTTAATACTTTAAAAACAATTCCAGATGAAAGAAAGATAGAAACACCTGTTTTTGAAGAAACACAAATGGGGTTATCGATTGGTTTAGCTATGGAGGGCTACGTTCCTGTAACCTGCTATCCCAGATTTGATTTTTTGTTATTGGCGGTTAATCAACTGGTTAACCATTTAGACAAAATGAAAGAGATGACCTGGGGCGTTTATGATCCCAGGGTAATTATTAGAACATCAATTGGAGCAAAAGTCCCGTTAAATGGGGGCTTACAACATACACAAGATCACACAGAAGCATTTAGACATTTATTGGATAATGTTAATGTTGTATTACTTGAAAATAAAGAGGATATTTTTCCAGCTTATCAAGAGGCACTTTTACGAGAAGATAATAAATCCACCTTGATAGTTGAATTTGGAGAATACTACAATCAATAGGAAATTAAATTGTCAGCAAACGATAGAAATAAGGTCACAATTTTAAAATTGAGAAGACAGAAGAGAGAGAAAATTCCAACAGTTATGACGACTGCATATGATTATCCACAGGCAAGAATTGCTGATGGTGCAGGAGTTGATGCTATTTTGGTTGGTGATTCACTGGGAATGACAACACTTGGTCATAAAACAACCATTCCCGTAACGATGGATCAGATGATCAGTTCTTGTGAAGCAGTTGCTAAGGGCGCTAAGAAAGCATTTTTGATAGGCGATATGCCATACATGTCATATCAGGTTTCGGATGAAGAAGCAGTTTATAACGCTGGTAGATTCGTCAAAGCGGGAATGGATTGTGTTAAGGTTGAAGGCGCTATGACCGATAGAATAAAAGCGATTGCAGACTCTGGCATTATGGTTATGAGCCACTTAGGTTTGACTCCGCATACAAGAGCTAAACTTGGGGGATACCGCGTGCAAGGTAAAACAGCCAAACAAGCTGAGATAATTTTAGAACAAGCACGAGATCTACAAGAAGCAGGCTGTTCTTTCCTTCTTTTAGAAGGAATGCCCCGTGAATCAGCAGAAATGATCACTGAGGCTCTCGATATCCCCGTTTACGGTATTGGTGCAGGGGATAAAGTTGATGGACAACTGGTTATCTTCCACGATCTTATGGGATTGTTTTGGGAGTTCAAATCTAAATTTGTAAAAAGGTATTGTGAAGCTGGACAAATAATGCAGTCGGCACTTAAGCAATATGCAGACGAGGTTCGGAATGGACAGTTTCCTGCTGAGGAAAATTTTTATGCCATTAAAGAAGAGGAGCTAGAAAAACTTCTCGGCGGTGGTAATTGGAAACAAGAAAAAGTGATATACGAAACAGATCAGGGGTTTCCAACAAATCATAGCGCAACCCCCAATACAGTAACAACAAAAAAATAATATGTTATTAGCAGAGTATATAGTTGATTTTTTATATGATCTTGGAGTTAGAAAGATATTTATGCTTTCTGGCACTGGGTCTGTAAAATTAGATGATGCTTTTGCTAGAAAGCAAGGTATGGAATATATCTGTGCCAGACATGAAGCCACCGCTGTTGTCATGGCAGAAGCAGTTGCAAAACTACAAAATACTATAGGAGTATCTGTCGTAACCACTGGTCCTGGCGGTACTAATGCTATTCCTGGGGTTATTGAGGCATGGGTAGATAGTGTACCCGTATTGATTATATCAGGTCAAGTTAAAACAAAACAATATATTGATGATCGCGCTTTTGGCATTCAAGGGTTTAATATTGTTGATAATCTTAAAAAATTTACTAAATATTCAGCCTTTATCGATGACCCCAAAACAATAAAATATCATTTGGAAAAAGCTGTTCATGAAGCCTATTCTGGACGCCCTGGACCTGTATGGTTGGATATCCCAATGGATTTACAATCAGCAGAAATCGATTTAGAAAATATGATTGGGTTCACCCCAGAAGATCCTGTACACCAAAATACAGTTGCAAACGGAAAAACAAATGATTTGATTGAATTAATATTAAAATCCAATAAACCAGTAGTTGCTTTCGGACGAGGCGTTAAAATTTCAGACTGCAAGCAAGAGTTAATTGAATTTTTAAGAAAAACAAATATTCCATCGATATCTGCTAGAATGGCGAATGACGTTTTAGATTATTCTGATCAAAGCTATTTTGGTATGGGGGGTATTAGAGGTAGGCGATCAGCAGTTAACATTATGAAAGAAGCTGACTTGCTAATAACTTTAGGAACTAGCAATTGTTATACATTTTTTGGTGATGATGAAATTTTACAAAGCGATTGTAAAATAGCTGTTGTGAATATTGATGATAAGATTTTTAAAAGAAATGATATTAGTATAGATCTTGGCATCAGATCCGATTTGAAACAATTTTTGATAGATATTAATTCAAAAATTAAAGATATAGACTATCAACCGTGGCTAGATGAATGTCATAAGATAAAAAATGATAACCCAATGGTTACTGAGGACTTGGCTCGCAATCCAATAAATTCTTATTATCTTGCTCGTACTTTATCAGAAATTACTGATTCACGTCACATTTTTACTAATGATGCTGGAAGTTCAAATTATATTTCCTCTCAATCCTTGAATTTTAATAAAGGACAGCGAGAGTTAACATCTGGTGCTTTTTATACCATGGGGCTGACTCTCCCACTAGCAATAGGTGCAGCCGTAGTTGAACCTGAAAGTCAAATAATAGCCATAACAGGAGATGGTTCAATTGAACTTAATATTCAAGAGTTACAAACAATTAATGTCAATAATCTCAATATTAAAATTGTTGTAATAAATAACGGTGGATATGCATCAATTAGGGATTCACAAGATGCCATGTGTGGTGGGAGGTATACAGATGATGAACAAATATTAAATTTTATGAAAATCGCTGATGCATTTGGTTTGGACTTTGAAATTATACAAGACTTTAATGATATAAAACCAATAATGAAAAAGGTTATGAGTAACAACCGACCAACGATTATAGAGGTAGTTTGTGATGATTCTCAATATATGATTCAACCTACAAAGGAATAATAAATTGAAAGATATAAGTTTTCTCAAAACAAAGGCAACCGAAAATAGAATTAACGTACTAAAGACAGTAATGTCTACAAAAAAAGGACACATAGGTGGAACCTATTCATGCATTGATTTATTAACTGTTTTATATTATTGTATTATGAAATATGATATCAATAATCCTGACGATTCTTTCAGAGACCGATTGATAGTTGGTAAAGGTCACGCATGTTTGGGAATTTATAACATCTTGGCAGATTTAGGATTTATAGATACAAAGTTATTACAAGATTACGGATCAGATGGTAGTTATTTGGGTGCCCAGCTTGATATGAAGATACCAGGAGTTGAAACCAATACTGGTTCTCTTGGTCAT